AATCCAGGATGGATAGAAGATAAAGACAAAGTGGATGAATTTCACAAACTTTTAGACACAACGTATTGTGATGTAAATGATAAGAAAGTTTTAAAGGATATAGCAAAGGTAATAGAGATAGAAAAGAAATAATTAAATTGAGTAATTAAATTGAGTAATTAAATTGAGTAATTAAATTGAATAATCAAATTAAATATTTAATAAACAAAATAAATATTTAATAATAGATTATTAATAATACTAAATTAATGAGTTTAAGCGATGAAGATACGTATATGCGACGAAGTAGAGAACGACGGCAGGATATAGGTCAGGGAAACTTGGTAGGACCTCATAATCCAGCATTTAAAATAGATATACCTGATATAGTTGATACAGATGATTCAATAAGTGAATTAGCAAGATTTTATCCACCTGCTCCCAGGAATGTACCATTTAATCCAAACCCAGATCATTTGCCACCGCCTCCACAAATTGATAGAACGCCTCCACAAATTGATAGACCACGTATGAATAGAGACGATACACCTGCATTTATAGAAGGTGAAAGAGTTGCAAGAAGTAAAAGATTTAGACCGATATTTAAACCGGTGCAAAGTGATCCGATTCCGATACCGTATCCTAATATACAAATTCCATCACATATGCGTGTTGCATCGCCGATACGTATTCCAAGTCCGGAAACAGCCTTTGATAATTTTAATAAAACACCACCGACACCTACAACGTCTCCAACTTTTCCAGCATCTGAAAGACATGAAATATCAAATACCCCTGAATATTGTAGTATATCAATACCCCAAAGCCCTCTTGTGCGACAAATAACAGATAGAAAATGGGAACAGGGACATATATATTTCTTAAATAATCCATATAGTGATTTAAGTGAATATAAGGTATATGAACATATAGGTAATGATGATTATGACTATATACACGAGTTTTATGTTACAAAAGAAGGTTATGAAAAAACGATAAAAATACATAAAAAAACAGGTGAAGAGGAGGTGTTTATGAGTCCCAAAAGGGATTATCCTTAAGATGGAATAAATAAGTAAGTTTATCACCAGCTTCGCCGAGTAAATAACCGCCTAGCATAGCATAAAATGTATATCTTATAGCTCTCCATTTTTGGTCTGACGGAAAACCGAACCATTCCGCGTATTTTGCTAATAAATCATCATTGTTATCAACCTCATTTTTTTTCCAACCGAGACGTTCAATAGGATCTTTGTCTTTGTCTTTGTCTTTGTCTTTGTCTTTGTCTTTGTCTTTGTCTTTGTCTTTGTCATCATCATCACTTTTTTTAGCATAGAGTTTAGTATTCCTATAACCCTCTTTTACTATAGTTTTATTGCCTGGAACTCTAATGTCGGTAATTTTTGGATAATTTCTTTTAGGATAGGTAATTTTTCTGAAAATGTTATAGTGAGGGAGATTATAAGTAGGGGGTTTAATAGGAACAAATCCGTATACAAAAAGGTAATTAATAGAGGTAAACAATAAAGCGATTTTCATTATTATATAATGTTTATAGTTAAATATAATTAAAAATCTTTAATTAAAATTTTTAATTATATTTATAGAATGTTAAAAAATAAATGATAAATAGAGGTTAATGACCGGTTGTTTCAGGTCCGTATGCGCCTTGTGCGGTAAGAAGAGCGGCGGTTGTACCGACAACAATAAGTGTAATAACCCAACCAAATATAGTTTTAATAACAATCTTACCGTTCATTCCGGAACATGTTCTAGGATTTTCCAAAGCCGCGACACCCATAGTAGCACCTATTTGACAGTGTGTAGTTGAAAGCGGTATTTCTAAGCGACTGCCTGTGATAATAACAAGTGCCGACGCCAATTCAATAGCGACACCTCTGGATGGAGTAATTTTACATAGTTTAAGACCAATAGCTTGAATAATTTTATATCCGTATAATGCTAAACCGATAGATATACCGACACCGCCCATAGCGAGTATCCAGTAAGCATCATTACCGAGTTCACTGCTCTTATTAACAGCATCTTCTCTGGAAATCATATAAATAGCGGCAAAAGGTCCGATAGCATTAGCAACATCATTAGCACCATGACTGAAAGAATCGCATATAGCAGTGAATACTTGTAAAGATTTAAATAATTCTTCTGTTTTAGGTTCAAATTTCTCGGCACTATCATGTATAGCCAAGATGTTTTCATCACCGGTAATAACCTTGTCTAAATCAATCTTCATAGATTTATTGACGTATTTAGCCATACCAGTACAGTCAATTCTTTCAATGCAATCAACCTTATAATCATCCATACTATCTACGGAGTCATCAGAAGCTTGTATTTCTGTTTCTACTTCGTTAGGTGATTTACCTTTCTTTTTAATATTAGCTTCAACATCTTTAATGTTAGCGGGTTTATTAAATTTTTCTTCTATTCTAGCTTGAATGCGTGTTGTTATAGGATATACAGCGATAGCTGAAACGCCACCGATGCCAAATGCCCAGGCACAAGCAACAGAAAAAGGGGTATCATCTAAACCTAATCCCTTAGCGCCTTTATAAACAATATAGAATGTGTTGAGTGTTGCGGTTCCACCGACGAGAACCGGGAAGACAAATCTGCTAATTTTAAAACTATTTTGGGAACGTAAAAATCCGTGTCTTAATATACCAAATAGTGTACTTGAAATAATAGCTGAGAAAACAGGCGATATTACCCAGGATAAAACTATTCCCCCTACGCCACCTACAAAAGGAAATGTATCTTTTTCGGACCACCATATAACGCAGTCGGAACCTTTAAGAGCAAGGGTCATACCAATCATTCCTCCTACGCACGAATGAGTTGTAGATACAGGCATTTCATATTTAGTAGCTATAAATAACCACATAGCTACAGCGAAACAAACCCACATACTTCCATACATAAGAGAACCAGGGTCATCTTCGAAACATTTGTAATCGGCAATTCCTTTACGAATTGTTTTTGTTACATGAGAACCCATAAGAATGGCTCCTCCAGCTTCAAAGATACTAGCTAGAATAACAGCTTGTTTAATGGTTAATGAACGTGACCCTACAGAAGTAGCATACGCATTAGCCACATCATTAGCACCTATACCCATTGCGGCCATAAAAGCATAGATACCACCAACAACTACGATCCAAGTATACATCTGATCGTTATATAAGGTAAATATTATATTTACTTTATATTAATTTATATTATTGATATTTCCTAAACACTTATTCCTCTGAATTATCCCATTTTTTTAAGACTTTAACCGATTCTATAAACGTTTTATTGTTAAATACCCATTCGTAAAATGGTAATGCAAATATTAATCCAAATAATTGTCCGAATAAATAATTAGGCCAAGATTTGAATGATATACCGGTGTATGTATTAGTAAAGGTTCTTGCTACGGTAATGGCGGGATTAGCAAAACAAGTAGAGTGTGTAAACCAATATCCAGACATAATATACATACTGACGGCAGTAGCAATTTCATTAATATCTCTACCGTTAGCAACATACGAAGACAAAACGGTAAGCAATCCAAAAGTAGCGACAATTTCAGAGAGGAATTCACCGCCGGTATCCCTATCGTTAGTGGATACATCAAGGAATTGATAACCGAACATAACATGTGCTAATGCCGTTCCTGAAATACCGCCGATAATTTGACAAGGAACATAACAAGCGAGTTCTTTATTGGTGATACCGTTTTTAAACCAAACCATAGTGCTAACAACAGGATTGAAGTGAGCACCAGATATGTTGCCGAATACATTAATTAAAATATATAAAGAACCTATAGTAGATAAGGTATTTCCTAATAAGGTTACACCATCATCAAGCGATAATTCGTCTCCCATAATACCTGAGCCAACAACAGATGAAACAAGTAACATAGTGCCGGTATATTCGCTTACAAGTTTCCTAGATAATCTATATTTAATCACGTTAGTTTCCGGTGCTTCTTCACTAGTAATAACAGCATTAGTAGTTCTTTGAACTTCAATAACCGTATTTTCTTTGCTCATAAGTTTTATATATAATAAATATATAAAAATTATGTTTTAAAGTATATTTTAAAGTATATTTTAAAGTATATTAAAAATATTATATTATATATAAATTAAATGTCAAATTGGAATTGGGGTCATAATACATATAGTAGAAAAGATGATACATCAAGTAGTGAAGAAAGTTTAATACCAGAAACTAAACCTGAACCGGATTTTGCAAATATAAATACATATACACCCGATTTATATGATAAAGAAGATATAGACGGTTGGAAAAATGCTTTAAATAAAGATGGATATGTGGTTATAAAGGATATTTTAAATGGAGATAGTTATTTAAAAGGTTATGATTTATTTAAAGATGCGTGGAATGAAGTAAGTCCACGATTTGATTTTACAGATAAATCAACATGGATACCTGAAAATAGTCCTATGATGTGGGACCAAGGTATGATAACATGGAATGGATTGGGTCAATCTGATTTCCAATGGCATTTGAGAACAAATGAAAACATAATAAATATATTTAAGAATTTGCATGAAACCGATGAGTTAGTTGTAAGTTTTGATGGATTTTCTGTATTTTTAACACCAGAACAGAAATCACGAATGTGGTTACATATAGATCAAAATCCTCATAAACCGTTGGTTAAAGAATGTGAATCAATTCAAGGTGCATATAATTTTTTTCCAGTTGGTAAAGATGATGCGGGTTTTGTAGTTGTTCCAGGTTCTCATAAAACATATGTACCAGATAAAGAATTGTATAGAGGAAGACAATTTATACAGATATTAGAGGATGATCCGCACGTAGAAAAAGCGGTAAAATTGTTAGTACCCAAAAATAGTTTTGTATTATGGAATTCATATACATTACATCAGAATGTTGGAATGAGAAATTTATTAAATGAATTAAGTAGTGTTATGGATAGAGGGGATGATAGAGGTGATGATACGGAATATAATACAGAAGATGATACGGGTGATGATGATGAAGCACAGGATAAAATAACAGATATGGTATGTGATACAGTAAGCGATAAACCGATAAATAGATTAACATCATATATTACTTATTTTCCTAAAAGATTGCGTTCAGATATAATATATAGACATAGATTGTCGGGATATTATTTAAGTCATAATTGTGGTCATTATGCAACAAGACACGATAAAAAACAACCACCGAGAGAATGTTATAATTATGATGGGACCGTGAATGAATATTATGATTTAAATATAATAAATTCTAGATTGACAAGTGATGGATATATACCGGCGAAAAGAATGGTTTTAATTTAAAGTTAAAATAGTTGTTAAGGTTATGTTCAGAAAGATGGTTCATCTACAAATGCCCCGGGATTTTTATTAACTGAACCGATAACAGTATTGGCCATATTTTTAATAGGGTTAACTTGTTCAATAATAAATATACCGGATATAGCGCTAATATAAACAACGATAGTATCTCTAATAATATCTTTCAATGGTTTATTTTCTTTTAATATAAATCGCATTTCAATAAATCGAATTAAAACATATATAATGGCAATCACAGTAGATACAAGAAATAATCTTTGCATGTTTATAATAATCATAAATAATTATCAGTTATTATAAACGAATTTTATATAACGAATACTAATTTTAATGTATTTATGCTAATAATTCAACGCCTTCTAATTCAGGTAAAGAATCTAATTTAATAGCATCACCAATATCATGAACATCACTAACACTAAGTGAAATATTATCATCAAATATTTTAATTTTATCTTCTTCGTCTTCGGTGGCTTCTTCTTGTTTTCTTTGTTCATGTCTTTCATTGCTTATTTTTTCTAAAGTATTTACATCCTTGGGGGCTGTAATAGTTTCTT